GGTGGTGGTGGCTCTATGCATCTACAATATCTTACAGATGTTGAAAAAAGCACTGCACAAGTTGATGGTAAGTATCTTAAATATGATGCAGCAAAAGGTAAGTGGGTAGGTGCCGAAGGCGGTAGCGGTGGCGGATCTAGCTATGCTGACAGTGACGTGAATGCGTTTATGCTTAGTGGCAGCTCTACTGGAATTACTACTGCAGGTGACCTGACAGTTAACGGTGTAATATATGCCGACTCTATTAATCTAACTAGCACTGGTTCTACTAAGTTTACAAGTGGTAATGAGTTTATTCTTTCTGCTGTAGATAGAGTAAAGGTTCCTAATTCGCCTTTCCAAGTTGCTAATATGTCTGATTCAGACAGAAGCAATATATCACTACCAGAAAATGGTGATATAATCTACAACACTGACAACACTCAGCTAGAAATATATCAAGGTAGTAGTTGGGTGTCAGTTGGACAAGGTAATCAAGATTATGTAGACATTGCACCTAACACCAGCTCTTTTAATCCAGCAGCAGGTGTAATAAGCCATGGTAGTTATGTTACAACAGATACAACACCAGCAGTAGTAATCAATCCTTCTATTACTGTAACAAGTGGATTTACAGCAGTAAAGTTGGAAATATCAATGTCAGGGTGGGATCATACAGATGCTACTACTGAAATTTATTTGGATCTTGAAAGACAAATAAATAGTGGATCCGCGACTAAACTTAAAGAGTTAATATTCCCAGCATCTAATAGCTATTTTGGATCAGTAAACTTTGTGTATGTGGATGTTCATGGAGCAAGTGCAGGCGATACTGTTTCTTACAAATTTAAAGCCAACACGACAAGTGGTTCCAGTTCGTTTAGATTGGTGACAGGTATTACTGGTGATACAGTCTACATTAAAGAGATTAGATAATGGCTGAAAAAGAATACATTGTGAGTTTAAAACGTGGAGTAGATGCAGCTAACTTTGCTGCAGAGATGACTCAGTCTTTGGGTGATGATTGTATTCCCTCTCGTAGTGTAGATGTTGCAAATAGTAGAGATGGTTCGTATAGAAACACTCATTACTCCCTAACAGATGAAGAAGCAGCAGCTCTTAGAAATGATCCAAGAGTTTATGGTGTAGAAATTCCACCTGATCAAAACGATGATATTGAAATTGGTCTTAAAGGTAGACAAACAGCAGACTTTACTAAGACTGTACTTGACAGTGGAGAATATGTTAACTGGGGACTTAGACGTTGTATTGGAGAAACTAATCCATACAATGTTTTATTAACTTCCAGTGGAGACTTTACTTACAATCTCGATGGCACTGGTGTGGATGTAGTAATTCAAGATAGTGGGATACAAAGAGATCATCCAGAATGGGAAGATGCTGCTGGCAATTCTAGATTGTTTGAGATTGATTGGTATGCAGAAAGCGGTGTAAGTGGAGATGTTCAAAGTATTCATCATTACAGAGACTACGATGGACATGGAACTCACGTTGCTGGTATAGCTGTTGGTAAGACATATGGTTGGGCTAAGAACGCTAGAATATACGCAATGAAAGTTTCTGGCCTGGAAGGTTCAGGTGATGTTGGCGGTATTCCTGTCACATACTGTTTTGATGCAATTAAGTTATGGCATAGAAACAAACCAGTAACATCTACTGGATATAAAAGACCTACGGTTGTTAATATGAGCTGGGGTTACGGTTCATATTTTTATAATGTCGCTAGTGGTGTTTACAGAGGTGCATCTTGGACAAGTCCTGATAACTCTGGAATCTACAGAGATACATCTAAAGGAATGATTGGAAGTTTTGTTCATCCATTCTTTGGATATAGATTTGGTATTAGACAAACTAGTATTGATACTGATATTCAAGAAATGATTGATGAGGGTATCCATGTAATAGTAGCAGCAGGTAACTATAGTCAGAAGATTGATATACCAGGGGGCGATGATTATGACAACAGATATACCAACACCTCTAACATAACATACTACTACAACCGAGGATCAAGTCCATATGATGATCAAGCATTAATTGTTGGTAATATTGATTCTGTAGTTGTTGATTCATCTTTGGAACAAAAAGCTACATCATCAGAAACTGGACCTGGAGTTGATTTGTATGCACCAGGCACAGATATAATGAGCTCATGTAGTAACGCTACACAATTTAATGCTGCACCTTATCATTTAGATCCATTATTTACACAGACAAATATTAGTGGAACAAGTATGGCTGCTCCTCAAGTAGCTGGGCACATTGCTTGTATGTTACAGATGAGACCAGATCTAACACCAGATCAAGTAAAGACTAAGGTTCTAAATCAGACTCGAACAAATCAGATATATAGCACTGGTTTAGATAATGACTATGCTGATCTAAGAAGCATATCAAATGGTAACAATAAGTTTTTGTATTCACCGTACAATAACGAATATAGAATGTCAATTGGAAGGAGTTAATTATGGCTGATATTGACGACATGATCAATAATGTGGTAAACCAAGACTTTTCAAAAAGTCAAACTTACTTTGATGCTGTTATGCAAGCAAAAGTTAATGATGCATTAGAACAAGAGAAGATTGCTATGGCAAATAGAATCTTTAACCTCGATAATCCTGATGGTGAGAACTATGAGGAGCCTGTAGAAGCTTCTGATGAAGAAGATGATGTTTCAGACGAAGAACTAGAAGCTGGAGCTGAAGAAGCATTGGACGATGAAGAGGATGAAGAGTTTACTGAATATGAATTTGGTAGCGATGAACAGGATGAGGAAGAAGATTTCTCAGACGACGAAGAATAGTTCTCGAAAATTTAAAAGTTATAAATAAATACAATTATAGAAAGACTATGTTGAAATGAAAACGTTTAGACAAGTTAGAGAAAAACTGGATAGACATCCTTCAGGTCAAATGGTCATGAATAAAAAGATTAACCGTGTGCCTGTGATGATTCACAAAGAAAAATCTGGGTTCGTGGTTTATATTGATGGAGATAGATTGGACGACTATAAGACTCAGAAAGAAGCTGAGAAGATGGCTGTTCAATTTGTCAAACAGTATAAAGGAAAGTAACATGAAACTGATTGCTGAATACAATGACAACAATCTAGAAGTGCTTACCGAAGCAAAAGCTGACGGTGGGAAGAACTTCTTTATTGAAGGTATCTTTATGCAGTCAGAACAGAAGAACCGTAATGGTCGCATCTATCCAAAACAAGTAATGGAAGGTGCTGTTGATAAGTATGTTACTGAACAAGTTAGTACTAAGAGAGCAGTTGGGGAATTAAACCATCCAGATGGACCTACTGTTAACTTAGACAAGGTATCCCACCTCATCGAGTCTCTTGATTGGGACGGTAATGATGTTGTGGGTAAGGCACGCATTTTGAATACTCCTATGGGTAAGATTGTTGAAGGTCTTCTTGATGGTGGTGTTCAACTGGGTGTTTCAACTCGTGGTATGGGTAGCCTTGAGGAAAGAAACGGCGCTATGTACGTCAAAGATGATTTTATTCTTAATACGGTTGATATCGTACAAGATCCATCTGCACCAACAGCTTTTGTTAATGGAATTATGGAAGGTGTTGACTGGGTCTGGAACAATGGAATTATCGAGCCTCAAGTAATTGAAAAAATGGAGACTGAAATTAAAAAAGCTCCACGAGCGGATCTATATGAGACGCAAACTCGTGAGTTCAAAAATTTCCTCTCGTTAATGAAAAATAAACAATATTAAGGAGTCAAACATGACTGATCAAGTACAAGACCAGGATGTAGAGCTCGACGAGGAAATCGAAGAAGCTCATGATCCAAAAAATGCTGAAGCTCAGTCACTAGCCGCTAACGATAAAGCAGAAGCCGCAGGCAAAACTGCTACAAAGCGTAAAGGTGACAAAAGCAACAGCGAACGCGCTGACACATTCACACCTGGCGATCCAGATAAGCACCAAAGAGGTAGCATGAAAGCTGCTCCAAACGGTGCTCCTATGAAAGCTGAGTCTGTAGAGATTGATGGAGATTTTAGTGAAGACTTAAACGCTCTGGTCGAATCTGAGGCAACATTGAGCGATGAGTTCAAAGCCAAAACAGCTGTGATTTTTGAAGCCGCGGTAAAGTCTAAACTTGCTGAGGAAATCAATCGTTTGGAAGCTGAGTACCAACAACAGTTGGACGAAGAGCTAACAGCGACAAAAGAAGACCTTGTCGAGAAAGTAGACAGCTACCTCAACTATGTTGTTGAGACTTGGGTAGAGGAAAACAAACTAGCGATCCAATCTGGCCTACGCACAGAAATCGCAGAAGGCTTTATGGGTAAGTTGAAAGACCTATTCACAGAGTCATACATTGAAGTTCCTGAATCCAAAGTTGACCTAGTTGATGAACTAGCGACTGCTAACGAAGAGCT